TGGGTGGCGCTTTCGCACTTTGGGAATTGGGGTGGTTTGTGGCACAGAAATTGCTATTCTAGGGAGAAATTGATGTCATTGAAACTCGGCCGAAAACCCGCAGTCCATACCGCCAAGACCATGCGTGGTGCTCTAGCTTTAGCCAAGGCACTCGACCCGCTGGGCGCAGCGCCGCCTGAGTGCAACGCCTACCTGCCTGCGCTGGCACATGCGCTTGGCCTTTACGGCACGGACATCGATCTTGGCATGATGGGAAATGATAATGTCGGAGACTGTACTATCTCCGATTCATGTCATCAGATCATGCTGCACACGGCCAACACCGGCGGAACGTTTGTCCAGCCCACAACGCAGGACGCACTCGACGCCTACAGCGCTGCGACGGGCTACAATCCCGCTGACCCGAACACGGATCAAGGCGCCGATGAGACCGCTATATGCCAATTCATGATTAACACTGGCATCTGTGGGCAGAAATCCAACGCCACCGGCATGGTCGACCCGAGCAACGAAGCTCATGTGCAGTGGGCCACGCTGCTGTTCGGCGGCCTGCGCCTCGGCGTCAACCTTCCGCAGTCGGCGATGGATCAGTTTAATGCCGGACAGCCTTGGGACGTGAGCGGCGACGCCACGATCCTCGGCGGTCACGACGTCCCTATCATCGATTACCGCGGCGGCCTGTATTACGTTGTGACGTGGGGAAAGATACAGGCGATGACGCCGGCATTTCTCAAGGCTTATGTGGTCGAGGCGCATGGAGAAGTCTATGCTGATTGGACGACAAAGCAGGGTAGCACTCCAGCAAACCTAAGCCTCGCCCAGTTGGTCGCTGAGCTGGCAGCCGTCGCCTAAAAGGGAATATAGGATGGCTCCGCCTACCACAAATGAAGAGACTTCGCCAATTGGCGGGGGGCCTCTCGGTGGCGGACCCCTTGGTGGTCCCGATGTCTCAGGGTCATCCGCCTCTACTTTAGTCCCGACGGCTCGCTATACGGCGGTTGTCCAATTCTCCGTTGGCTTCTATGTTGGACCTATCGTCATGCCTCCCGTGCGGGCGGGAGTTAAGCAGACACTTACGTTGGACTTCGGCTATTTCCTTCCATTGGATGCTGAATTGGATGGAACTCCGACTACTTCGGTTGTTGTTTACTCTGGCGAGGACAATTCGCCGGACGACATCTTAGAGGATGGCGCCATCATCGTAGGAACAGCTTCTCTTGGTGTTATGGGGACAGGCTTGGAAAACACGTCTATCTTAGCGCAGGTCGATTGTCCGCTCAGCAGTGTCGTCTACGATATCGAATTTATTTGTGGACGGAGCGACGGCTCTGACCAGGTTTCGGTTACCGTGAGGCTCCCATGCGTTTGACCTTTGACCGCGCCTCATCCTTCCTTGTCGATTCCAACTTCGGCAAGCTCTCGACAACTGGCACGTCTATTGGCATTATCTATAAAGCGGAATGTCGGGTTAACGGGAAAATATATGTTGGTCAAACACGCCGACCTTTATATATCCGGATAAAACGCCACCTTGGCGCCGCGGGTTATCTAAAAACTCCATTTGCTTATGCTCTCAAGAAGCACGGAGTCGCTTCCTTTGTTTTTTCAATTATCGACGGAGGCGTAGACCTTGATGAGAAAGAGAAATATTGGATTGCTAAACTAAATTCGCTTGTACCTTTTGGCTATAATTCGACTACCGGCGGTGGTGGCGTTTCTGGTTGGAAAGCAAGTCCAGAAATTTGTGCTAAAGTAAGCGCGGCGAAGAAGGGGTGGAAAATGCCACAAGCTGGCAAAGACCTCCTTCGTGCTTTTCATACAGGTAGAAAACTAAGCGCCGAAACACGACAAAAACTAAGTGAGTCCCACCGTGGATATATTGCGACGGAGGAGACACGACGGAAGCTATCAGCATCTCTTATGGGACATCCTGGTGCTTTTTTGGGGCGCCATCATACTGAGGCGACAAAAATAAAAATGTCTATTGCTCAAAAAGGACGCGTGTTCTCAGAAGAACATTGTCGGAATATAAGTGCAGGACAGCGAGGTCGGAAAGCTTCTGATGAGACCAGAGCGCGGATGAGCGCTGCTCATAAAAAGAGGAATCAAAAATGAGGGTCATCGATAGAAGCTCAACGTTCTTAACTGGCACTGGTTTAGGTAAACTGTCTTACACGCCAGAGAAATTCCTCGTCGCGCACGATGTCAGGATCGGCCGCACCGGTGAAATGCTTTACGGCCCGGGTGAAGTCTACGACGCAGACGAGAAGCCAATTGCCCCCGGCGCCGATGGCGTTATACGCGTCAGTCGCTCGCCCGACGAAGTGTTCCGTCCAGAAACGCTCCGCTCCTTTGAAGGGAAGGATGTTGTTGACGATCACCCAGACGAGGAAGTTACCCCGGAGAATTGGAGGCAGTACGCAGTCGGTCATATCCAGAATGTGCGCAAGGGCGAAGGTGTGGATGAGGGATTCCAAGTCGCCGACCTTGTCATAAAGGACGCTGGTGCAATAGCCGCTGTAAAGGCAGGAAAAGTAGAAGTGAGTTGTGGATACGATGCGGAATATGAACAGACCGGGCCTGGCCGGGCACGCCAGAAAAACATAATCGGGAATCACCTAGCGCTCGTCCACGCTGGGAGATGCGGATCCGAATGTGCGATCAAAGACCACCACCATCGCCAGCATGACAAGGAGACACCAATGCCGAAGCGTACTATCGGAGATGCCCTTCGCAAATTGCTGAAGGCAAAGGACCAAGAGGAGCTCATGGACAAACTCGGGGAGGAACTCCCGATGGAACATGATGAAGAAGGCTCTCCCGGACACCGAATCGAAGTACATAATTATATGCCTGGCTCCTCAGGCAAGCCGAAAGAGGATGCCGAAGAGGAGCCCGATCCCGCCGCCGCTAAAGGCGAAGGTAAGGAAAAAGGCGAAGGTGAAGGCGAATTTGTCCCAGCCGCCGCTTTCGCCGAGCACGTCGCGCAGAACAATGAGCGCTTCGACAAGCTTGAGGCGATGATCGCCGCCCTTGGTGCTGAGGAAGTCGAAGAAGAAGGCGAAGGGGAAGAAGAAGGCAAAGGCGAGATGGACGCCGAGACCGCCAAGGAGGTCGAGGAGGAAGTTCCTCCCGAGAAGAAGAAGGACGCCAAGAAAACCAAGGACAGTGCCTTGCTGGCTGATTCATTCCAAGCGACTGCCGCTGCCGCTGAAATCCTCGCTCCCGGTATCGCCATTCCGACCTACGACCGGGCGGCCAAGCCCAAGGCGACGTTTGACGCCATCTGCTCCCTCCGCCGAGCTGCTTTGCAGACGGCTTCACAAGACCCCGTTATCGGTGTGGTCGTGCGCGATACCGGTGACCCGGCAACGATGAGCTGTGGTGCCGTCCGCGCCTTGTTCAAGGCCGCGTCCTCGGCAAAGCGCATGGTCAACGATTCGGCTGGGCCGCTCCTCGGCGTCGTCGAAGGAACTGGTGGGAAGGCGAAGGTGCCTACCGCCGCGGAGATCAATGCGCGTAACACCGAGTTCTACGCCCGCAAGTCCGCGGCTCGGTAACTCAACCATTCGTCCTAAGGAGTATCTAATACCATGACCGAGCCTGTTGTCCCCCAGTTCTCCTACCTCTACCGGATGGGTGCTGGCTTCGCTGGGGAAGTCAATCGAGCCCACCCGTTTACCATCGAGCCTGCGTATAATGATTCCGCCACGCCGGTCCTCCTCTTCGGCCTTGCTTGCCTGATCAACACCACCGCTTCTGGTGGCGCAGGGAACAAGACTGGCGTCCGTGGCGTCCAGGCGGGCGATACAGCTGTTACCTACTTCTGGGGTGTTGTCTCTCGGCCGTTTCCGACACAGGCAGCCACCGAAGATGGCAATTTCGGCCAAGCCAACTCGCCGGGAGGCGCCCCCCCTTCTGGTGGCGTGATCGGTGTCCTGCGCTCTGGCTATATCGTAGTCCAGGTCAATGGGACGCCCGGCAAAGGGGACCCTGCCTACATTTGGTGCGGCGCTACTGCGACCGTCCATGTTCAAGGCGGGTGGGAAGCCAGTGCAGGCACTACCGCTCTCACGGCCAACGCCTACTTCAACGGCACCCCCGATTCCGCCGGCCTGACCGAAGTCGAATTCAATGTTTGATTCCACGAAGGAGATATAACTATCATGATGACGTTCGACGCTGCACGGAATTTCGTGCAGGACGGAGCCTCCTTCGTTCCTGCCGGAAAGCCCCTCGCGCGCCCCGTTCGCTCGCGAGATGGCAAGATGACGTATGACTCGACCGGCGCCTTCCTTGTCGGCGAGTTAGAGCGCCTCGACCCCAAGATGCACGAGCCACTTGCTGCCGTGTTCTGGGGCCGCGATATTGACCTCCGCGAGGATGTCTCTATCGGCGATGAAGTCTCATCCTTCGCCTTGCTGAACTACGGCTCCCCTGGAGCCCTCGGGTCAGGCAACGGTGTCGGCACGGGCAAAGCCTGGCTGAGTCAGAACACTACCCAGATCACCAACGTCTCGGTCGATATTGCCAAGATGCCGTTCTTCCTGCATCCGTGGGCGATGGAGCTCAAATACACGATCTTCGAGCTCGAATCGGCAGCGACGGCTGGGCGGCCTATCGATGAGATGAAGCTCTCCGGCCTCCAGCTCAAGCACCAGATGGACATCGATGAGCAAGTCTATGTCGGCGATACGACGCTCGGCGATACCGGCTTGTTCAACAAATCCTCGGTGACGAACCTCAACACCCTTGCTAATGGTGCTGCGGGGTCCCCACTCTGGTCCAACAAGACGCCGGCGGAAATCCTCTACGATGTCAACACCGCGTTGACCTCGACATGGACGGCCTCGGCGTATGCCAAGTTCCCGAACCGTGTCATGATCTCGCCGCTCGCCTATTCGTTCATCTCGACGCAGGTCGTCTCCGCCGCTGGTAGC